AATCTGGTACTATATCATTTAATTTATTTACAACAAAAGAATAAGTTTCAAAATAATTATCATTATCCTGCATTAATTCTGGATTCATTATTATTTCAATTGTATTATTGATCTCTTTCAATAAATTATTTATTTTTAATGTTTCTTTATTTTTTAATTCTTCTAATTGTTCTTTCATAGTCAATGATTTATTTTTTTTTGAACTCACATTATTATCCTTTTTTTTTTTCATATCATCAAATATATGCTTTAATTCTTTTGTTTTTACATTTACCGGGCGCTTTAAATCATATAACAATGCAAATTCTTTATCTAACTCGTGTGGTTTAAATAAATATAAATCTTTTATATTTATAATATATCCCTTTCTCATATATTTATCAACAATCGTTTCTTTATCATTTATTAATTGTTCTAATGCATTATCAATTTGTTGTATATTTATAGATTTTGCTAATAATAATTCAAGAATTGTTTTTCTATCATATACAAATCCTTTCATAAATAATTTTTTAATATTATTAATTAATTTTTCGTTTAATAAATTTGAAACATTATACGAGGAATTATCTATTTGATCTGTTTTTTCAATAGTATTATAACATTTATATTCACAATTATCACTATAATCACAAATAGAAGAATATGGTTTATCTTTAATATTAAAATCTATTTTTTCACCGGTTGATAATTCGATTGGAATAATTTGATCCAAATATTTTGAAAAATTCATTTGTTCTACATTCAATAAGCAATCAACGCTCATTGATTTTAATATTTTTTGAATTTTTCCTATTTTTTCTGATTTTTTTTCAGCATATCTGTATAAGAATAAATCAGCAGCTTCTTCGCTTTCGTTCAAATAAGAACCATGTAATAGTATTTGACAATTTCTTTTTACTAATGGTAAACGAGCATGACTGCAATTACGAATAGCACGCCCAATAATTTGTTCTATGCGATTTAAATTATACCATGGTTCCATAATATGTACTTGTCTTAAATTTTGGAAATCTAATCCTTCGCTACCTGCTTGTGAAATCAAAACAACTTTACAAATGTTTCCATTTATATTATCATCGCTGTTTAATATTCTTAATTCTTTTGAATTATTGTCCTTTGGGCTATGGAATGGATCTCCGGTAATCATAGCATATTTACATTGTTGAAATTCTCCTTCTTTGGTATTTTCATAATTCATAGTTAGACTATTTAATGGTTTTCTTTCTGTACTTTCCTTAAATAAATTATTATGTTTTAGTCTACCAAAACCAAGCTCTTCAAGTGCTAATGCCAAAGGAACTAAACCAGCATCTAAATATTGTGAATAAACTAATATAATTCCATCTGATTTCATAATATGATCTAATATTGCTTTAATCTTAGAACTATATTTTTCTATTATTTCATATTTAAATATAGGTTCCTCAATAATATATTCATAATTATATTTTTTCATATTTTCTCCAGTTTTTTCTTCATACGATATAACTTCATTTAATCCTTCTTTTCCAGTATAATAAACATTTTTTCCGTCTTCCGATTTTATATTATAGCATATATTTAACATATTTAAAGGTTCCTGTAATTTATTATAACTAAAAGAATCTAATGATTCAAAACTCTGTATTTGTTCTTGATCCATTGATTCGTACATAATTTGAATCGATTGCAAATATCCATTTAATTGTATCTCATTTAATTTTGACAAATATATATCTAATATTTTTAAAGGATCGTCGATTTGCTTTTTATTAAATTGATTTCTTGGATAAGCAATATTTTTAATTGATTGTTTATTGTTATAATCACTTGGATATATCTTAAATGGAAAATTATATGGATTTTCGCCACGAACATATGAAATATATCCATTGCATTTTTCCATTAATATTTTTTCACCTTGATCTTTAATTAATTCACCGGTTTTATCAAATATTTCTCTATTATAAATTACACTATGACCGTCATTCATATGTAATAAATTTAAAATAAAAACAATTTCCTTCGGATCATTATACATTGGTGTTCCGCTCAAAAACAATAATTTTAAATGGTTTACATATTGTACTAATTTTAACATAGAATTTGCTATTTTTTTTGTTTTACTGTCTCCTGATAAACGAATATTATGAACTTCGTCTATAACAATCATAGAATCATTGAAAACCTGGTTTAATACTTTTCTTATTTTTTTTCTTTTTAATGAATTATCTTCAACATCTATATTAATAAGTTTTTCAATCTTATTTGCAAATTTATCATAACCGACAAAAACATAACTTTTATATATCATTTTGTCTATTTTTCTTATAATTTGTTCTTTTGTTAAATTATCCAGATCATAATTTTTTAATTCATGTAATAATGATTCGCCGACACATCCTCCTAATTTCCAAGATTTATTTTCCTTTTTTAATTTATCTTTATTAAATAATTGTAATTTAAAATTTTCTTGAACGTTAGGCGATGCTACAATTATTATTTTTTTCATTTTTGGGTTATATTTATTTGATTTTCTATATTCTTCTGTTATCCCAATTGCCGAACATGTTTTTCCAGAGCCCATACCATGATATAATAATAAACCATTATATGGTGTATTTTCACTTATAAACATTTTAACAAATTCTTGATGAGGACTTAATGAAAAATCTCCACTTTTATTGCACAATGTTCCTTTTTTGTCTTCTTCTAATATGTCTTTTATTTTACCATCATATTTAAACTGAAATTCTTTTTTTAATGATATTTTTTTTTGAAATTGCTCGTCTAAAACATGCGGATATTTTAATTTAATCTTAGATGTAGAATTTTTAAGAAATAATTTATTCTTTTCGTCAATAACCTTAATTTTTTCAGTTACTTCCATATTATACTATATGTCTATTATTTAAAATAGTATTTATTTTTATTAACATGTTTTTCTTTTCAATATTATAATTTCTTATTTTTTCCATACATTCATCATAATTAAACCATTTCATATCACCAATTTCACTTTTTTGATAATTTTTATTATAACTATTTTCTGGATTAATTTTACATAAATAATATTTATGTTTATATGACTTTAAATTAGATCCTGTAAAGGTTTCTTCAAAATAACCAATATTCTTTAAAATTATTAAATTATTTCTTGAAAATCCAGTTTCTTCTTCAAATTCTCGCATAGAACAATCAAAATCATTTTCTCTATTATTTCGCCTTCCTTTTGGAAATCCCCACTCAGGTTCACACCAATTGTTGTTATTATCGTCAAATAATTCTATTTTATTATTTTTAACATAATTAAATTTTTCATAGTTTTTACGGTCATATTTTTCATTTTTTTTATTCCATAATTTATCCCATAATTCAGAATATTGATAATTCTTTATATTTTCAATTTCAGTAACAGTCATTTCTTTTATAATGTTTCTCAAATGAAAATCATTATTTTGATTATACTTTCCACGCAAAAAATCCACATATCCTAAACTGTCTTTACGCCGAATCATTAAATATTGTATTTCGTTATCTATTATTCTATAGCAAATTATACCAAAGCTCATAATTGGTTTTTTACAATTATAAAATAAATGTCCGCACATTCCACAATTATTACAAGTTTGCTTACGATATTTATTCATTTACACTAAAATAATAGTTATTATATTTTTATTTAGTTATTACAATATATATAATGAATTCTCAAATTAATAAATATTTTATATTAGAAAATTTAGAAAATACATTAGCTCAATTAAGTTATTATTATATTCCATCTAAATCAAATAAAATTATTGTAAAAAAATTTTTTCACAGTGTACCTTTTTTTTTCTTTAATGTAGAAACACAAAATAAATTATATAAAATTATTCAAAATTATCAAATTACCAGTTATATTGATAGTAATGAATCAATGAAACAACTGTGTTATAATATTTATAAGGATTTTTCTATAAAATTAAATATAAAACCAAAATCAAAATATGATTTTTTTAACGATTTAATACTTAATTTGCATAATGAAGAAAATAAAATCAAAAAAATTAAACAAAAAAATATACATAGTTATTTATTTTTTTTATTTATAATTGGAATAATTATTGGATATTATTTTATTCAAAATAAGATAAATGAATAAATTAAAATACCTATAAATATTAAATGAGTATTAAATTATGGATAATAATAATATGTAGTGTTATTATTTATAACATATACTACGACACGTCATTATTTACAAAATTAAAAAATTATAAAAAATATTACAAAATTGCAGTGGTTTTAATTATGGGGTTTGGTGCTTTAACCATTATTAATAAATCTCCAAAAGCAAGCTATCAAAATATGAAATCGATACACGATTTTATACAAGTTATGCCAATCGATAGACAATCAAAAGATATACTTACTCCATTTTTTCAATCTTCTCAACCACAATATAACAATATAAATAATCCACAACATTCAATTAATACGATAAATCGTTCCGGCAAGGGATCAACAAAGCGTAGCGTAAGCGAAACAAAAAAAAAATATGTAGCATCACAACAAAACTGGAAATGTAAACACTGTCAAAATCAATTAACTGCCTGGTTTGAAGTAGATCACGTACAGCGTTTAGAACACGGGGGGTCAAATGAAGTCACTAATTTAGAAGCATTATGTAGGGAATGCCATGGAAAAAAAACATCTATGGAAAATATGTAATTTTTTATAAAATAAATATTAAAATATATTTATTTTATAATTAGGCTAGCTATGGAAGCAACAAAAAATAGCAATAATAGCAACAATATTATAGTAGAAGTTTTAGAATACATATTACAATTTTTATATGATTCTTATTATGATATAAAAAAAGTTTTAAAGGAAAATTGGTTATTTACCGGAATTTTGGTTACTATATTTTCTATATCTGGAGTAATGTATTATTTAAGTTACTTTAATCCATATAATATCATGGATTATATCAAAACACCTAGTACTATATTATATGTATTTGTAATTGCATTATTAGTTTCTATGTATTCTTATTTTAATACCAATAAAACAAGTATAGACATAATTAACCCGGTTATAAAATATTTAAAATTAATTGGAATAATTATTGGAATGTATTTTTTTGTTTCAATATTTTATTTTATTTCAAAAAATGTATTATATTATGGTTCAAAAGAATCGGCGTTTAGTACAATTATAATTATTATATGTTTAATGGGATTAATTTACAATACTTTTTTTAAATCAGTAAACAAAAGCATTGGTGATGCTAAAATATACAATGTATATAATCTATTTGTTGATATTATATTTTATATACCATGTTTATTTATTGATTTAATCAATTATATTAAAGAAGATTATAAAAATACACCTAGTTCCACATTTATTTTATCCGGTATTATTATTTGTATTTTATTATTTTTTTATGCATTGCCCTACATATTGAATATATTAAAAAAAGACAAAGGCATTCAGTTGTTAAAAGACCAAAATGAATTAAACAAAAACCTTGTTTTTATAAATCAAAAAGAACTAAGAGAAAAAATAATTAAAAATCGTCCAATTTTAGAAAGACAGTTATTGAATTTTAGTAAAAATATTGAAAATCAATATGAAATTCATGGAAAATATTTTAATACAATGTTACCACTATTTGATAAAACAATCCTTTATAAAAATCAAAAATATTTAGATACTTATAATACATTTTCAAGTATAGAAGACCACGAATTTTGTAATAATACTTCAATCACATGCGATGCTTCAGGCATTTTAACATGTGATAATAAAAAAATATTAGATGCATATAATATTTATCAAACATGTAATAATAAAGATTCATTTTTTGATTCATTATTTAAATCCCCAAAAGATAGTATTAAAATATATCCAACTTCTAGTTTATCAGAATTAAAAACATTACAGCAAATGTGCGACATTGACCCAGATGTTTCAAATGAAACTACATCTGTAAATTGTATTAGTTATAATGATATTTCAAATCAAGTCTATAATAAAAGTAATTATGATACTGAATTATCAAATAATTCATTCTACTTTTGTAATGATATAACTGTTGATATTAGTAGTACAGCTAACGATTTGAATAAATTTAAACCAATATATGGATACAATGACATTGATGGCGCATCTGGCCCAATAAGATGTAATGTTCCAATAGTTTACGAAGGGTTTGAAGGAAATATTCATAATTTGGATAATTTAATCAATAATAAAAACTTATTGAGTGAATTTAGCGAACAAGAAAAAGCTGTTTTACAGCGAGCAATTAGTTCTGAAGAAACCAATCTTAAATATATAGTAGAAAAATTTAAAGATGATCCACAGAAAGTAAAGGAATATATTATTGCTTTCTTTGCTTCAAATGATAATTTCTTAACTTTAATGGACTATGTAAATAAATATAATAACGACGCAAATATATTTTTAGATCAAAATTTAAGTAATTTAATTCAACAAATTAATTTGCGTTCAAACATACATGAATATAATTATCATTATGGTATTTCATTCTGGATATACTTCGATTCATCTATATTAAACAATGATATAAATACAACAAATAACCAAGGATTAATTATGAGTTATGCAGACCAACCACGAATATATTATGACTACAGTACAGGTGAACTAAAAATAGATGTATTAAGGCATGAATCTAAACAATCAAGTGCAGTTAATTATAAGACAAAAGACATTCTTTATCAAAAATGGAACCATTTTGTAATTAATTATAATTATGGTACATTAGATATATTTGTAAATAATAATTTAGTGGGTTCAATTGATAAATTAAATCCTTATGTAGGAAATAATAATAATATTGTATTTGGTAGTTCAAGTCAACCATTAAAAAATTGTGGTATTTGTAATATTAAATACTATGAAATACCATTAAAATTAAGTAA